AGCCGAGAGGAGTGGGACGCGATGAGCCTAGAGGAGCGGGTGGAGTGGCTCTACCGTAAGTCAGAAGAACTCGAGCCACTCAGCCGTCGCCTCTCCATGCTGGAGCGCTGGGCCAAGCGAGAGAATGAACAGCGCCATCCGGGCGCTCTAAAAAATGCCGCGAACTGGCTTCTCAGAAAGCACGAGGAAGAAGGGAAATAATCGCCACCATGCCCTACAAGGACCCAATGCGACGCAAACAGCGCAGTCGGGAATACCAAGCTGAGAACAAGGAGAAGGTCATGGCTGCCAGGGCTGCTAGAAACAGATTACGATATGACCTTGATTGCGGGCACTGCGGCGCGCGCTTTAGCGGCACCTACCATCAGAGAAAACATTCACGCTCTCGGAATGGCACTGTACCGTATTGTTCGGATGCTTGCCGTCAGGCCGCGACCAGAAAAAGGATGTGCAAACCGATTCCTGAAATGGGACCGTGTCCGACATGCTCAAAAATGTTCCATTCACGCCGCCCTGACAAAATATTCTGTTCCATGGACTGCTACCTAGATTCGCCGCAATTGAAGCGTATGTTGCGAAAGAATCTTGAAAAAATTGCTGACGCGGAGTGCCGCGCTCGAATAGCGGACACATTGTGCACCGGTCGTTATATACCGTGCCTTGAATGCGGAAAGGAGATTTATCAGAAAAACAAGGGTAAGAATAAATTTTGCGGTCAGGTCTGCTATCGAGCATTTATGGCGAAGAGGTTCGATCGGTGGGTTGCGAATCCTGAAGACATGGCCTTGCCACAATGTTTCGACGAATTTCTCGATCAAGAGGAGCTTCCGTGCCTTCTGGGTGGATGCGATTGGGCTGGCAAGCACTTGAGCATGCACGTAAATTTTGCGCACGGCATTAAAGCGTCGGAGTTCAAGAGAGCCGCGGGTTTTAATCTGGGGACTGGGGTTATCAGTAAGGATCTCGCACAGTGGTTCCAGCAGAGAGATTGGCAAGGACTTGCAACTCCAGGTGTCGATGGCGAGAGCATCAGGGAAAAAGGTGCCCTGGCGATGGCTGCGCGTGCACGCGACAGAGAAGCACCAACCATCAGATACATATCGTTAGAATCCAGAGAGCATCAACGGAAGGCAAGAGTGTTTTTGCCGCCTGGACCAGAGAGAGATTGCATAGGTTGCGGGCGCACGTTCCGGCAAAGCACTCCGATGGGGCGCCAGATGTATTGCTCTAAGAAATGTCGTAGCGATTCATACACGAGAAAGCAAAAACAGAAAGCCAAAACCAGGTCGCGGCGCAAAGACGGCACTTTTGTGTGGCTGGATGCATCGGGTGGAGACTAGCAACTACCGTGTATCCTTGGTGTGTAGTGTTCAACGCCGAACTGATCCACGCATGGGCGAGCGCCGCCACCCCGCCCCCCGCTCTCACGATCAGCGAGTGGGCCGAAGAGAACCGCGTCTTGCCGGAGACCAGCGCGGGTCGAGGCGCACGCTGGAGAAACGAGACCGCGCCCTACTTGAACGGGATCATGGATGCCGCGTTGGAGCCAGGCGTCAAGAAGATCGCGTTGATGAAAAGCCACCAGAGCGGCGGTAGTGAATGTCTCCACAATATCATCGGCTACTTCATCGAGCACGACCCCGCGCCGATGTTGCTCGTACATCCAACCGTCGAGGTCGCCGAAGAGTGGAGCAAGGATCGGCTTGCCGACATGATCAACTCTACCCCTGCGTTGCAGGCCGTGATACAGGACAGGCGGCAACCAAGGAAATCTCATAAGGGAGAGAGCACTCTTTCGTATAAGACGTTTCCCGGCGGGGATCTCGCGCTTGGAGGCGCCAACACGGCGAACACGTTCGCCCGCCGCTCGGTGCGCAATGCCTTCGGAGACGACGTCGACCGCTGGCCGCATGTCGTCGGTGAAGAGGGCGACCCCTCTGAATTGTTGGTCAACCGCACGACGACCTTTTACGATGCGCTAGTGATGTACGTCTCTACGCCGACGCTGAAGGGCGGCCGCATCGACACGCTCTATACCCGCAGCGATCAGCGTAGGTTCTTTCTCGAGTGCCCGTACTGCGGCCGCGATGACTGGGTGACGTGGCGCGAGCCGGATCATTTCCGGGTGACGTACGACGGACGCGACCCGTGGAGCGCCCGGATCGAATGTCCCGATCGTGAGCATGGTGGGTGCGGCGCGAGGATGGAAGAGCCGGAACGCCGGCAGATGATCGCCGCGGCCGGCGCGAAACCTGGTGCCTGGCGCGCGACGGCAAAACCGCAAGAACCCGGACTCGTCGGGTTTCACTTGCCCGGGATGATCTCAACCCTCGGTATCACACTCCCGGGGCTCGTCGAGAAATGGCTCAGCGCCCGGGAGCGCGGGAGTGAAAGCCTCCGTGTGTTCATCAACACGTCGCTCGGGGAAGGCTGGGAGCACCGCGGGGACAGGATGGACGCGCACACGCTATGGAGCCGTCGGGAGTCGTACGGCGAGGGAGTCGAGGTCCCTGCTCGAGCACCGGTGCTCACGGCCGGCGTCGACGTCCAAGTAGACCGCTTCGAGCTCCTCGTCATGGCGTGGGGGGTGGCCGGGGAACGCTGGGTTGTGGATTACAGGGCAATCCCGGGCGACCCGAAGCAACCCGCGACTCACCAAGCGTTGCTCGAGGCGCTCACGCGCCGTTACGACCACGCGTCCGGGCACCTGCTCCCTATCCACGCGACATGTATCGATAGCGGTTACGCCACCGAAGAGATCTACGACTTCGTGCTACGTCACCAAGCGCGCCGAATCTACGCGACAAAGGGCTACGCCGGCAAGATCGGAGAGCCCATCGTGGGCAAGCCAAGCGAAAAACGGTACGGCAACAAGCCTCGACCGGTGCGCCTCTACCCCGTGAACGTCGACGATGGGAAGGCGGACGTCATGGGGAGCGCCGCCCTAGCCGACGCCGGGCCGGGCTACATGCACTTCCCGATGATCGACACGGTCGACGAAGAGTTCTTCGCGCAGCTCTGCGCTGAGCACCGCGAAACGCGGAGCAACAAAGCCGGCATCGCGACCCATATGGTGTGGGTGCAGGACCGCGCGCGGAACGAGGCGCTCGATTGCGCGGTGCTCTCGCTCGCTGCGTTCCGCCTTTTGAATCCAAACATCCAACAGATGCAGCAGGCTCTTGCGGCCGAGCCGCCACCGCCAAGCCCGGTTGGAACGGACCCTATTCCACAGCAGCAGCAAGAACGGTTACCGACGACGAAAAAGAAAAAGCGTAGAATAGGCAGGAGTAACTATCTAGAATCAAACAACTGATGCCAGTCGTGGCGAAGAAGCGTAGTCGTGCGGGTCGCCCGCGAAACCGTGAGCCTTCCGTGCCAGTTTCCTTCCGCCTTCCGAAGTCAGTTTACGATGCCTACGCACGCGAGGCGTTGAAGAGCGGAAACTCAGTCAACCAGACCATGCGGGACGCTCTTCTCCACCAAAGCCTCGCCACCGCCACCTAAAATAATTTCCGTATTGATTAATTAGTTTCTGTATTAATTAAATACGAAACACCCCCACTTCACCGACACTACAGGTGTCGTGGCCTACACCGAAGCGGATCTCACAGCCGTGCGCGCGGCCATCGCGAAGGGCGAACGGTCCGTCCAATTCGCCGATCGTAGTGTGACCTACCGCTCGATGGATGAGCTGTTTCAAGCCGAAGAGCGTATCGCAGGTGCGTTGGCGACGGCGACATCGACGCGACCGAAGCAGTCCTTCGCAGTGGCCTCGAAGGGATTCTAAAAAGAATGCCGGCCGCAGCTCTCGATACGCTCATCGCAAAGTGGGCAAGCGTAGCGGCCACAGACGTCCCTACGGTGCGTGCGTCGACGGCGTACGAAAGCGGGGCCAGCACACGCCGGACTCTCGGATGGCACGCGCCCACCGCATCACCGAATGCCGCAATTCTCCACAGCCTCACAACGCTTCGTGATCGCTCTCGAGCCGCGACCAGAAACGACGGCTACGCCAAGGGCGCAATCGATAAGCTCGTCACGAACATCATCGGAACCGGCATCAAGCCCCTCTCTCAGGCAGAAGACGCCGACTTCCGTCCGCAAGTCCAGGAGCTCTGGCTTCGATGGACCGATGAGAGCGACGCCGATGGGCTTTTGGATTTCTACGGTCAGCAAGTGCAGGCCGTCCGGGGCTGGCTCGAGGGCGGAGAGGTCTTCCTACGACTACGACCGCGCCGACCTGACGATGGGCTATCGGTCCCCTTGCAAATCCAGGTGCTCGAGCCGGAGCTCTGCCCGCATATGCACACCACCTTTGCGCGGAACGGCAATCGGATTCGGGCTGGCATCGAATTCGATCGAATCGGGCGTCGTGTGGCGTACTGGTTTCACCCGTCGAGACCGACGGACCTTTTTGATTTTGACCGGGGCCAACTGCGGCGCATTCCTGCCTCGAGCGTGATCCATCTCTACGACCCGCTCCGCCCAGGACAGCTCCGCGGCCTACCACATCTCACGCAGGCGCTGATTCGGCTGCACGAGCTCGACAAATTCGACGACGCGACGCTTCTCCGTCAGCAATTAGCCAACATGTTCACGGCCTTTCTCACGAAGCCTGCGAGCGTCGGGGAAGGTGAGTCGCTCCATCCGCTAACCGGACTACCCATCGAAACTTTCGGGGACGACGAAATACTGAAGTGGGAACCCGGTATTTTCCAGGAGCTCGCGCCTGGCGAAGACATTCGGTTCTCGGATCCCCCGGATATCAAGAGCGGCTACGCGGATTTCACGCGCCAGCAACTCTTTCACGTCTCGGCCGCAACGGGAGTGCCGTACGAGACGCTGACGGGCGACATGAGCAAGGTCAACGATCGTACGGTTCGCGTCATCCTCCACGAGTTCCGACGAGCGATCCAGGCATGGCAGCACCACATCGTCGCCTTCCAGTTGTGCCGGCCGATTTGGAAAGCGTGGATGGATCGAGCCTTCCTTTCGGGTGCGCTCGATATCCCGCTGGAGTTCATCGAAGACCCGGAGCCGTGGATCAAGACGAAGTGGATGCCCCAAGGCTGGCCGTATCTTCACCCCGTGCAGGACGTGCAGGCTCAGCAGAAGGCGATCCGCATCGGGCTCACGAGTCGAAGCGCTGCAGTGAGCGAGCAGGGCGAGGACTCGGAAGAGATCGATCGCGAACAGGCTGCGGACAACGAGCGCGCTGATGAGCTGGGACTCAAGTACGACTCAGATGGTCGTAACGGTTCGGATCTGCGAGCAACGAAGGGACGACAGGGGCGAGCAACGATGACCCCGAGAACGACGCCGTGCCCGATCCTAACAAGGAACCTGTCGAGGTAACGGAATGACGACGAACAAGCGCAAGTGGCTCCGTGTCGAAATGGCCGCGGACGATCCAACGGTTGCCGACCTGTTCATCTTCGGGTTCATCGGCGACTGGATCGACCAATTATGGGAAGACATGGGCCTCGGATTCGATTCCGACACAACCGCGAAATCGTTCCAGGATGAAGTGGATGCTCTTCCCGACAATGTCAAGACGATCAAGCTGCACGTCAACAGTCCCGGCGGCGACGTCTTCGGCGCGGTGACGATCGCGAACATACTCCGGCTTTGGGCGCAGTCGGAAGGGCGCAGCGTGGAGTCGTTCGTCGAAGGTCTTGCGGCGAGCGCGGCCTCGCTCGTGATCCAGGCTGGCGACCCAATTCGAATAGCGGACAACGGGCTCATCATGATCCACGACCCATGGACGGGAGTTCGCGGAAACGCTATCGAAATCAGGAAGGTTGCCGAAGAGCTCGACACTATCACCCGGTCCGCGATCGTCCCCACCTACCAATGGCATTCGTCGTTAGACGAGGACGCGATCGTGGCGCTGATGGAAGCTACTACTTGGATGGGGGCCGACGAGGCAATCGAGAACGGCTTCGCGACGGAGAAGATCGAGGGCCTAAAAGCGGCAGCGAGCCTCGAGCCTCGAGCGCTCTCCACGCTTTCGATTCCCGAGAAGTACCGCGCTCGCGTCGAGGCTCTGCTCGTGAATCCCGAGCCGGGGCCCGAGACGGATACGCCTGTGGACGAACCGTCGGCGCCTGCTGCGGAGGCGACCGGGGTGCTCCGCATGTGCCGCGAGGCCGACTGCCTCGACATCGCTGAGGAGCTCATCGCCGCGGGCGCTTCCCTGAAAGCTGTCCGGGTGCGCGTCGCCACCGAAACCGAATCCAGGAAACAGGCTGACGCTCGCGCCACAGAGATCCGGGGCCTCTGCGAAAAGGCGAATCTCGGCGAGTTCGCCGAAAACTACATCTCTGGGCAGATGCCCACCGAGTCCATTCGAGCACATCTCACGATCATGACGGCCAAGATGGACGGCAT